ATGCCGACGATTGTTCCACCGATAAAGTCGCAAGGTATCAAGACCAAGCTCGTGCCTTGGATTAACGATGTGATATTGGCCTCGGGCACCCCGCCGGATGCCCGCTGGGTAGAGCCCTTTCTGGGTACGGGGGTCGTGGGTTTCAACGCGCCCCTCCATGGAGCACACGTTGTTGGCGACACCAATCCCCATGTCATTCGGTTTTATCAGGCGGTACAACGCGGAGAGATTACGGCCTGCTCGATGCGCAGTTACCTTGAGCGGGAGGGGCGGCTGCTCCGGCAGGCCGATGAGAATGGCTATGCACACTATCGGCTGGTGCGCGACCGATTTAATGCCGAGCACAGTCCTTACGACTTCATCTTTCTTTCGCGTGCGGGGTTCAACGGGATGATGCGCTTCAATCGGCGTGGTGAATGGAACATCCCTTTCTGCAAGAAGCCCGGGCGGTTTGCGGCTGCTTACATCACCAAAATATGCAACCAGGTGGATCATGTAGCCCGTGTAATTCGCAGAAGCGAGTGGGAATTTAGGCAGGATTCTTTCTTGGAGACGATAGAACGGGCCGGGGATGGCGACTTGATTTATTGTGACCCGCCTTACTATGGCCGGTATGTGGACTATTATAATGGGTGGACGGCGCACGACGAAGAAGAGCTTTTCAGGGCCCTGTCAAGGACTCGGGCCAAGTTCATTCTCTCGACATGGCACCACAACGACTATAGGCCCAATGAGATGATAGACCGTTATTGGCATCATTTCAACGTGATGACCAGAGAGCATTTTTACCATGGGGGCGGGAGAATTTAGGGGGATAAAACGAAATGAGATTGAGAGGAGGAAGTGCGCAGGAATAGGTTATATGTTAAATATCAATAGGTTACAAAAGGTTTGAAGGGTGACGGGGGCGAAAAACGAAATGGATAATTAAGCACGTTTACATAACATTGATGTAACATTTGAACGGCAAACGTTTGAAGATGTTCAAGAGAATGTTACATCGGAGGGTGAAAGAAGGCGGTTTGAGAAGCAAAATTAGGCTTTTTGAGCCGTTTTTTTCGTTTCATGACTGTTCAAACTTTATCGGTAACAGCGCAATACGGTGTGTTTATTGGCATTCTGGGGATTTTTCGGGTAGCTATGAGTGGGGCATGTTGGTGTACTATACATGCCACACTATATTATGACGGTTATGGGTTACTTGAACGGTTTGAACAGTGTTCAAAAGGGTGTTCAAATAAGCAATTTTTGACCATGTTTTTAAGGCGGATTATACCCATTTTTAGCGTTTGGGGTGACACTTGGAGTGACATTTGGGGTGACATTAAAAAACGAAATGAGGCTGTAAGGAGTTACATTTGGCGTGACAAAATAGCGTTGTTTCGCGTGCTTTCGATGGCCATTCTTGCATAAAAAAGTAGGTTAATCGGTCTTTTCTGCCGTTTTCGAGGGGGGATAATTCATTTTTTAGCATATTGGCACCCCCATATTTCACCAACTTTTCCGTGTTTATCGGGGTTTCGGGCTATTGCCCTCGGCAAATTAGGTGCGTTTCGTATTGGCGGTTAAGAAAATAAAGCGTATATTTGTTGCGTATATGCAAACTGAGATAATATATAGGAGATTAGTTATGGAACAGACAGGCGTTACAGCTTTGATTAGCAAGTGGGAATTTACAATGGGCAAGGAAGGTACTTTAAATCGCTTAAGAGCAATGCGAGACTATGCGGAAAAATGCCTAAAAGAGCATCCGCGTGAGAAGTGCGCAGATGCTCTTGATGATAACATGTGCTTAATAGAAGCCGTTGTGGCCGAAGCGGAATTGCGTCTTCAATAAACAAAATTAATCGTCGATGAATTCTGCGTCTTTAATATGGTTTGCTATCTCACCCAAAACACCTATATTCAAACGCTTAATGTATTTCCCGAGGTCTTGATATGAAATGTTGAATGATTTCTTATGAATCTCAACTTTCTCTTGGGCCTCTAACCTTTGTGCCACTTGTTCATACGTTGTTTCATCCGTTGAAATCTCTACCAGATATACAATTACAGTTAATGGAAGTTGCCCTATTGTTTCCCCATCTTTAAGTTCTATGCCAACCAAGAACCTATTTTGAAGTTCTATGCCAAAATCTTCACACATTCTCCATAAATAGTCATTCAGGTGGCCGTCGATGGCAGCAATACCTTTCATGTCATTGTACTTCGTACTGATTTTCTCTTTAATGAGATCATAATTGAATTGTTTCATTTACATAAAATTTAGGTGAGTGAAATATGATAAACAAAATGTTATTTGTGTAGCATCAACTATTTTGTAATTAGGTTCCCCTATCACATCTCAGAACATTATGATTATTCTCCCCAATCAGACACATTAATCACATTCCCTAAACTATCGAGCGTGAACTGCTGGTTATAAATCATTTTTGCACCGAAGCCATTGGCAGCACGATACTTATGACGAACCAGAAACCACTTAGTATGCGGGTTTTGACTAACCGGACTCCATTCTATAGGGTCATAGCTATCAGGATCGTTTAAATTCTCTTTCAAGAATTGTTTTACTTGCCTTACTGAGCCATCCCACTCTGAGTTATATACAACTTCTTTTGGCTGCTCCTCAGGTTCTTGTTCTTTTGGTTGTGGAGACCCTACACATGTTACCAATATGTAACTCACCACCATGAAAACGACAAATGCTAAAACAATAAGGCCACAACATCCTTTTCCCTTTTCTTTTGGAGTCATCTCGCTCCACTTTTTTTGTTCCATCATATCTGAAATATATTATATCATACAATTAATGCGCACAGAGGCCTTGACGAGCGCGAGTGCGCTGACGCGACTGAAGTCGATGTCGCGCGGAGAATGCAAAGGGTTCTCGGAGCAAAGCGAGACGAAAGGCTCGCCCTGCTCGGACTTGCGGATGTACTTGACAACGATGTAGTCCTCGCCGTCGACAACGTAGGAGAGCAGGTACATCTCGCCGTAGAGGATGTTCTGTATGTCGGCAGACACCTGCTTGTAAAGGATGATGTCGCCCGACTTGAGCAAGGGGTACATAGAGTCACCGACGATGTGGATTGCCCCATCGCATTTGGGCAGGTTGGGTATCTTGATGGTGTCGATGATGTTCTGCCGGCTGTTGTTGAACAGGGTCTTGAGGCCTGCAGATGCCTCGAAGTCGTATAGATAGACTACTTGCGTTTCCTCTTTCTTTTCTGTGCTTCGCGGCTGGTGTATGGGCTTAACCTCCACCTGCCGCTCTTCCTCGCGGGGGGATTTGAGCATGGAACCCTTTCCCGTGAGGAGCCATTCTGTTGAATAGTTGGGATAATTTTCAACCAACAATTCTATCCACTTTGCCTGAATGTCTGTACCCTTCGATATAGCGCGTGATAAGACCCCTTTGCTCGCACCAATCTTTTTCTCCAAAGCACCGATAGTTATCCCCTCGTGCTTGGATATCTCCTCTATCCTTGTTAGAATTTTGCACATAAATTGAAAATTATCACCCAAAAAGTTTGAGTGGTTGAAAATTATCACTATCTTTGCAGCGTATTAAAGTTATTAACAGCGCCCAAAGATACGAAAAATGGGTGACTTTAGCAAATTATATAGGTATAGATAATTTATGGAAAAGAAGATTTATGTAGGAAAGAAAGGGCAGAAGCACCTGGAGCAGGTGTTCGACTGCACCCATGTGATGGTATGGAAGGCGCTCAACTTCAAGAGCGACACGGACCTTGCCCGGAAGATCCGGCACACGGCACTGACCCAGCTTGGTGGCGTGCCGAGCTGGAAGCCCGAAGAGGTTGAGACAACCCACGAGGAAAGCGATCGGACAATGACGCAGACCTTTGGGAGCAGGGTGAAGCTGGTGGCTGACCTCTTAGACGGCTACATACGGGTACTGGTGGACGGCGAGGTTAAGCGTGAGGAGAAGGACATGAACATCCCGGAGTTCATGCGTCTGCAGAGAGAGGTGGAGCTGATGGCCATGAGCCTTTGACCGTTGCAACGAAGACGCAATGGACAGAACCACAAGTAAGAAAATGGAAAAAGAACACGATGATGAGAAAAACAGATAATCATAACATGGCAAAGAGACAGTCGTTCCTTTTGGAACGCCTCCTTGACCTCTATTCCGAGATTTGCCGGTGCGAGGACGAGTTGCTCATGCTGCAGGTTGTGGATATGGATGACCTCAGCTCCACGGCTGATAGTCTATGGAAAAACTACCGACTGATACAAAGCGGCCATGCTCTAACTCCCGCCGAAACTCTCGGACAATACGAAGTATCTCCCTGTCGGTCAGTTTCAGCGTTGCTGGAACGGACACTTTCAGCCACACATGGTACGGAGCTCCTATTGCGGGGGTGCACCATCGTGACTCGGGATAAGAGCGTGAGGTGGTACATCTCAGGTGAGCTCGATGAAAGAACGAGCGCGCAAATTCGCGTGTAGCGTCGGCCTCTCTTTCAATAGTACAAGTGAAATCGATATAACAAGTTTTCATTGCATTTTTTTGCAAAGATAACAAACTTAGAGAACATATTCAATGGAATACTACAGGAACCAGCTTTGTGCGACATTCGAGGAGCTCACTTCCGGCGATGACCCGGTCATCAAGGAAGGTACACTCCGTCAGAACGTCAAGCGTAAGAATATAGAATGCGCCAACCGTGGTGGCGGAGAAGGCAATATTGCGCTGTATGTGTATTCCTCGATGCCGGAGAAGTATAAACAACGTTTTGTAGAAAAATATGGGGAGCCCGAGAAGATGATGCGCAAGAAAATACTGGAGAGTAAGGTGGAGCAGGACGAGAAAGCCGAGGAGTATTTTGAGACTTTCGAATACAGTTTGAACGGTGTTCAAACGCCTCTTTCGGAGAAGAAGAAAGCCGAGTATATACTAAACGCCAAGGTGCTGAACACGCTTGTGAGGTCGTACAGCAAGAAACAGGGCCTTGCCCGTGCCCTGAACAATGGGCGCTGCAACATCTGGGGTGTCGTGTTCGCCGAGAGTGAGGAGCTGCGTGAGGTGTTCGGCCATACGCTGCCCGGCAGCCTGAGCCGTTTGAAGGCCAAGGTGAACGAGTATAAGCGCAATGGCTACAGTTGTCTGCTGAGCGGCAAGCTTGGCAACAAGAACACGCTGAAGGTGACCGATGAGGGTCTGCGACTGCTGATTGCCCTGAAGCGCAGCAAGGTGCCCGTGTACACCAATGCCCAGATATTGAAGGCATACAACGAACGCGCATTGGCTCAGGGGTGGAAGCCCATTAAAACCGTACAGAGCCTGCTGAACTGGCTCAACAGTCCGGAGGTGTACCCCCTTTGGGCGGATACCGTGCTGGGCGAGCAGCGTTCAAGGGAGCTCTTCAACCGCCGTCACGTGACGGAGCTTCCAACGGTGCGGGACGCCCTGTGGTATGGTGACGGCACGAAGCTGAACCTATACTATCGGGACGAACGGGGAAAGATGCGCACGACCTCTGTGTATGAGGTGATCGACGCCGCCACGGAGGTGATGCTCGGCTACCATATCAGTGACACCGAGGACTACGTGGCACAATACAATGCCTACCGTATGGCCATCCAGGTGAGCGGGCACAAGCCCTACGAGATAGTTCATGACAACCAGGGCGGCCACAAGAAAGCCAACTCCACCGGTCTGCTGGACAAGATATGCCGTGTACACCGCACCACCGCCCCGTACAACGGAGCCTCGAAGACCATCGAGCAGCTTTTCGGCCAGTTCCAGAAGAACTACCTGCACAAGCTATGGATGTTTACCGGCCAGAACGTGACGGCGAAGCTGGACACGTCTGCCCCCGACATCGAATTTATTGAGGCCAATGCGAAAAATCTTCCTACATACGGGGAGATGGCCGCCATGTATGCCGAGGCGCGGAAGGAGTGGAACGCCGCCATCAGACCCGGGACCAACATCAGCCGCCAGGAGATGTATGACACGACGGAGAACCCTGACACCCCGGCCATCACCCCGCGCGACATGATAGACCTGTTCTGGGTGCGGACGAAGAAGCCGTCGGTGTTCACTGCGAGCGGCATCACCATCACGGTGGACAAGCGAAAATACACCTACGAGGTATATGGCGCTGACGGCCTGCCCGACCACAAGTGGAGGCAACGGAACACTCTGCGTAAATTCATCGTGGAGTATGACCCCTTCGACATGCTGCACGTGCGGCTTTACAGCATGGACAAAGCCGGAGATCTGCGTTTCTCGGCCGAGGCCGGTCCCTACATGAAGATACACCGTGCATTGCAGGACCAGACGGAGGGCGAGGCAGCCTTCATCCGGCATGAGCAGGAGGCAGCTTACCGTGACCGTCTGGATCGGCTTGCCAAGGCCAAGGAGATAGAGTATGAGCACGGCGTGGCACCTGAGCAGCATGGGCTGCGGAGCCCGATGCCCAAGGGTCTGACCAAGGAGCAGCAGATGGAGATAGAACGTCGCACACGGCGCTATGCAGCCCCTGTGGAGCCACAGACCCTCGGTGAGCACACCAAAGCCATATCGCTGCAGACATGGGACGAAATAAAGGACAAACGGGAGATTGCCAGACGGGCGAACGGGAAGTTTTGATAATTCAAAATTCACAATTCAAAATTCATAATTGGGACCGCCATGGTATGGCGGTGTACGGGACCGGAGAGAGTAGCAATTCACAATTCACAATTCACAATTCACAATTCATAATTCAAAATTACAATTATATGGAAACGAAAGAGAAAGACGAGATCAGGGAGGCGCTGAGGCAGTATGTGGAGCGCTATCCAAGCCAGAACAAGGCGGCAGCGAGCCTGAAGGGTATCAGTGCCGGAACGTTGTCGACCATCCTCAACGGAAAATACGAGAACATCAGTGAAGAGATGTGGCGCAACATCGCTGCCCAGGTGAGCTTTGCCACCCCTTCGGACGGTTGGAAGATCGTGGAGACCTCCGCTTTCGTGGAAATCAACGTTGCCCTGAAGGATGCAAAGGAGGAGTGCAACACTACATGGGTGGTCGGCGAAGCCGGGTGCGGCAAGACCACGACCGCCAAGCTGTTTGCAGGAGAGCACAAAGAGGTGTTCTATGTGTCGTGCTCGGAAGACATGAAGAAGAGCGACTTCGTGAGAGAGGTGGCCACGAGAATCGGCATCCATTCGGCAGGGTACAATATCCGCCAACTGTGGAACGTGATATTGGCAAACCTGCAACAGATGGATGCCCCGGTAATCATCTTCGACGAGGCCGACAAGCTGACCGAGGCCGTGTTCCACTACTTCATCAGCCTGTACAATAATCTCGAGGACCACTGCGGCATCGTATTCCTGTCGACCGACTACATCAAGCGCCGTATCAATAATGGGCTACGCTATGAGAAAGCCGGGTACAAGGAGTTTTACAGCCGTATCGGGCGCAAATACTTCGAGCTGGAGCCTACGGATGCGACGGACGTGTATGCCATCTGCACCGCCAACGGTCTGACCGACCGGAGGAAGATAGACAAGGTGGTGAAGGAAGCGTCGGAGTGCGAGTGCGACCTGAGGAGAGTGAAGAAGTCTGTGAGACGAGAAAAGAAAGGACTGTGATGGATAGGGCAATGACAGTGAATGATATCCTGGAGAAGAAATACCGCACCTTCCCGATGTCCGGTCGGTGGGAGGACTTCATCGGTCATCCGGAGCGCAAGGGCGTGTGGTTTATCTGGGGCAAGTCGGGAAACGGCAAGACGAGTTTTGCGATGCAGCTTATTAAGGAGCTGTGCCAGTGGGACCGTGTACTCATGGACTCCTTGGAGGAAGGCACGAGCCTGACGGTGCAGCAGAACCTGAAACGTTACGGCATGAAGAGCGTAGGTCGTCGGCTGCAGTTTGTGTGTGAGGACATCGAGAGCCTTAGGGAGCGTCTACACCGCCGTAAGAGTCCGAATATCGTTGTGATAGACAGCTTCCAGTACACATACATGACAGCCCGTGAGTACAAGAATTTCAGTAAGGAGTTTGAGGACAAGCTGCTCATCTTCATCAGCCATGCGAGCGGGAGCCTTCCGATGGGCGGCGCTGCCGTAAGCGCGATGTATGATGCGGCACTGAAGATTGAGGTGAGTGGGTATAGAGCCACAACAAAAGGGAGGTTTATCGGACGGCTGGGATATTATGACATCTGGCCGGAGAAAGCCAAGGAGTTTCATGAGAATTCATAATCATAATAGTATGAGCAAGGAAAAGAAAATGATCGAGGTCACTCCCGGCATATTGACACCAGGGGGCCGGATGATTGAAAAAATAGAGAGTAAGGGTCATAGATGCCCGTATTGCCAGGGGAACGGATATTTCTGGTTGGAAGATGAGTTCAGGGAGGCTTACAAGAGTCCGTGCCCGGTGTGCCAGGGCAGCGGAACGGTGGATGCCCTCGTGAGCATCGAATGGAGACCTTCTGGTAATTCATAATTCACAATTCATAATTCATAATTGGACACTATGATATGGGACAGTTGAAATACTATTCGGTGATACCGAACGACAAGCCGACGTGGCTGCTGAGGCTACAGATGGAGATCAGCCGGGCAGTGGCAGCCTCGACGCCGCGGTAAACATTCAATGGAGGGCAGGTAAATGATACAAATAGGTGACAAATTCAATGTACGATGGGTTGGACACGATGAGTGTTATAAGGGGCGCCTTTATCAGGTGACGAGTTTCCTTGAAGACTGCACATGCGGAAAGCCCGCGGTCATTACCGGCAAACCGGAAGAACCCCGCCGTCCTCATTTACATGTCCGGGCAAAATTGATAGAAGCTCCGGCAAAGTATATGATAGGTGAATGTGGGTTCGTATTTGGGGCACTGGATTCTGAAACGCTGCACGACATTGAAGATTCTGATGAGTTTTGGATAGAGATTGTGCGACAAAAAGGCGACCAACTGAATTTATTTTCTAAATACTAATTTTAAAATATAGCTATTATGAGCAATTTTTTAGAAGAAATCAAGAAGCGATTACAGGTGTGGCACGAGCAGCGTGCCGAGCGGATTGAGGCAGAGCGTCAGGCCCAGCTTGACGCCGAGGCGCGCGAACGCGTGCAGGTGATGGAATACAATGGCGAGCTGTATGTGAGCATGAACGGCGTGCCGCTGCTTGCGGTGTGCGACCTGAACGAGACGTTGTCTGAGGCGGTGGCCCACGCCCGGCAGAACTACAAAGACTGGAAGGAGGAGAAACTATGGGAACGGAGAGGAGCTACGCGCGTTTCTACGCTTTATTAAAGCGGCTGCCGGGCGCAGACAAGGAAACGCTGGTATATCAGTACACCAACGGCCGGACTACGCACCTGCACGAAACCACCCTCCGGGAGTATGACACGATGTGCAACGACATGGAGCGTGTGGCTGGGTACGATGAGAGCATGGAGGCCGTCCGGAAGGAACTCAGGCGGAGGCGCAGCGAGTGCCTGAAACTGATGCAGCAGCTCGGCGTAGACACCACGGACTGGGCACGGGTGGATGACTTCTGCCGAAACCCGCGTCTTGCCGGAATGCCCTTCAGGAAAATCGGAGCAGAGGAACTCGAAAGCCTCGCCGTGAAGCTGCGGGCAATCAAGCGCAAGGGAGGATTGAAAGCCCACCCCCGACCCCTCCCGAGGGAGGGGAGAAGCGGAGAGATCCGCCCCGGGAAGGGAGTCGCAATCGTATTTCCGATGAGCAATATCGCCGAAAGTTAGTTTTTAGTAATCATCAAAATAGTTGAATATGACAACAAGAACAAAAACAAGTGACTGGTTTGAAGTCAAGCTACGCTATGACAAAGTGCATGAGGACGGATATGAAAAGAAGGTAACCGAGAGTTATGTGGTCGAAGCCTTTTCATTCGGAGAGGCAGAAAAAAAGGCTACGGAATTCCTGGGTAGCTATGTATCTGGTGAAATTCAAGTTGTGAATATCAACCCTATGAAATTTCATGAGGTGTTTTTCAACGAGCAAGAAACATGCGACAGATACTACAAAGCCGCACTGCAGTTTATCACCTTCGATGAGAAAACGGAGAGGGAAAAGCATACACAGGTTTATTATCTGGTCCTGGCTTCCTCTTTCGACAATTGCAAGGACACTATCCGAACGATTATGGACGGCACCATGATAGACTATCAGATTGCTTCCGTATCAGAAACCAAGGTTATAGATGTGATAGAGCATAAGTTATAAACCCATAAAAAAGAAAAGACAATGGCAACAAGAAAGAAGAAAGTGATCACCACCGGCGTGAGCAGAGAAGCCGCCGATGAAGCGTTTGCAACCTACGCCAAGAGCGACGCGCAGTTGCAGAAAATCAATGCGGACATTGAACTGCAGTGCGCCAAATACCGCGAGAAGTACGCCGAGAAGATAGCCACCCTCTCCGAGGAGCGTGAGCAGGCGTTCGACACCCTGCAGGCATTTGCCACGGAGAACCAGGCGGAGCTCTTTGCCAAGAAGAAGAGCCTAGAGATGGCTCACGGCACCATCGGGTTCAGGACTGGAAACCCGAAGCTAAAGACACTGAAAGGCTTCACCTGGGCGAGTGCCCTTGAGCTGGTGAAGACGTTCCTGCCGTCGGGCTATGTGCGCACGACCGAGGAGGTGGCCAAGGACAAGCTGCTCGCTGACCGAGATCTCGAGGAGGTGACGGTGTTTGATCAGGGCAACGGCCGGACGGCCACGATGAGCGAGGCCATGTCTAAGTGTGGCATCCAGGTGGTGCAGGACGAGACGTTCTTCGTCGAGCCCAAGGCAGAGGCCAATTGAGTGCTGAATGGTATGTGAACGGGTCGCCCCGCTGTGTTCGGACACACAGTGGGGCGACTTTTTATGTGAAACAATGAAAAAGATAGCGTAAACGACTGCTATATAACAAGTTTTCGCTATATTTGCAGCTATAATGGGAAAAGGACGAGACAAGCATCTGATAGAAGAGCGCGACCGCAAGTTGTTCGAGCGTTTCTACTATTGGACCGAGGTGAAAAGGCTTCGGTATGATGACACCATTACCAAATTGTCGACAGAGGAGTTTTTCCTTAGTGAGGGCCGTGTGCTGCAGATTATCCGGCAGTGTATCCAGAACGGCATGGAGGTGGACGGCAGCACGTTGAGCCGTCCGCGCTTCAGCGGCTTCCGATCCCGCCAGCGACGGCCAAAGAAACCTTTGGACGGGCAACTGTCTCTCTTTCCGTGACGGCTTCGGTAAGGGCGCAGGTATATGTAGCCTCGTAAACCTTGATGCCGTGGTTGACGGTGAAGAACCTTGACTGTGTGCGGATGAGCGCCTTCTGACCGTCCGGCCGATACCCCTGCAGCAGTGTGTGTAGCTGCGCTCTCACTTTATTTCTCTGTTTGATACGCTCGGTGGTCATACTACGGGCATGGGTGTCATCGTAGCAGTCGATGATCAGCCGGACGCGGAGCTGGCAGGTACCCTGCTGGGCGAGGTCGCCGATGTCGGTCCAATCGGTGGTCGGTGCGTCGATGAGGACAGCTGGGAAAACAAGCGGATAGGTGTCGCGGTCTTCCTGGTCGATGAACTCCAGCTGGCCGTAGTCCTCGTCGATGGTCCGGATTTGCGGCATCTGTTGTGATATGAGATTGATGATGTCGAGAAGTAACTGTTCCATGAATAAATCCTCCCCCTGCCCCTCCAGGTCGAGGGGAGCCCACAGAGGCACGGGCTTAAAGTGTACTATGTGAACCGGCTTAGCCGTTGCCTTACATTTTGGATGGACTGGTTAATGAGTTCCCTTACCTTTGCACTTAGTTCTGCCGAGTTGCCCATGAACTGCCGTTTGGGAATGGTGGCCTTGACCGTGAGCTTGGTCTTTTTGGTGAGTGCGAGTGCCTTCCACTTCAATGCCTCTGCCGGAATCTGTTTTGGCAGCTTGCCTTTCTTTTCCCCCTTACCTTTCTTGACACCGGCGATGGCATAGACCTTTGCCCACGCCATCTTGCGCATCCTGGGCGTGATGGTGGGATGCGAGGTAATGGTTCCTCCCTCGTTGTGGATGGCGGCGTAGGGCACGGGATTGAAGATGGTGACCTCGGCGACACCGGAGCGAAAATCCGTGCTACGGGAGAGGTGCATCCTGCGCGAGAGCAACGCCTTGTATTTCCGGTCTTTGTTGTAGGGGTCGTCCTGACGCCTGGCACGTGGCCACTCATGCAACCCTCCATCATGGAAAGCCGAGTCGCGGAAGTTCTGTTTGACGAACTTCACGGCCTCGGTTCCGACCTTGCGCGGAAGACGGTCGCGTACCTCTGCTTCGATGACGGTCTTTGCCCTGATAATCTTTGCCTCAATCTGTTTTGCGTCCATAGAGCATTATTTTTCGTTAAAATGTTTGGAGTGTGAGGAAAATATATTATATTTGCATCGGTATGAGTCAACGCTTCGGCATGGCTCTAACCTCCACTCGGGGCTTTTCGCCCCGTTTTTTATTGGTATACGTAGCACTTATTGCCATGCTTTACAATAATTATACGCTTTGTCTTTGATTGGGACAAATACCCATTGACAGTCTTTGCTATCGTTCTGCGTGTGATGAAAGAAGGAATTTCAATGATGATATTATCAGCCTGCTCTTTTGCAGATTTGATACGGTTTAGAATGTCATTATGATGTTTCTTCCTGTCATTGGTTTTCCTTACCTTCATCATACTCTTTCCGTCAAAAAACAATCCTCCTATATAGAAATCCGGATTTTTGTTTTCAAATACACCTGATGGGAGCAATATATGACGTAAGGCAGCTTCCTTTTTGTTCTTTGGATCAAGTCTTGGCAACAGATAAACTTTACTGCCCAACTTATCTGCAACAAATGCAGCCAAACGTTTGTTCTCATCAATTTCATTTGCTCCATGACTTGGACTGCACAATACCATGCCATGATGGCTTTCTATATATTTCTCTACATCAGGCGGCACAACATCCATTGCTTTTCTAACAGTATCAGCAGCCTCTTTCATTTTTTTGTCGATGTATGGACAATTGTAGCAATCCTTCTTACGATTCCTGAAGATAGATGCAAGGCGGTTCTTGAGCCCAGGCTTATAGAATGAGCATTGGGCACAGCTGTCGGGGAAGTAAGGATGGTTTTGCGAGAAGGTGTGGCCGTCCTTGCCCATGTTGTTCTCCAGTCCTCGCTGTGGTCGCTCATCAGGCAGCTGGTCGATGAGTTCCAGGGTGGCAGGGTCGTCAGTCTGTTCGAGGGTGCACTTACAGCTCCACCGGTCTCCGGGATGATGCTCATTCCAGAACGGATGTCCCACGGGGAGGGTTAGCTTCTGCTGCCAATAGCGCTGATGTGAGCCCTCGGGATTGGGTGATTGTGTGGGCATCCACCGGAGGTTGGGATAGATGTCGCTGTCTCGCTCGAAACGCTTCCAGTCGGCGGCATTATGGGCACGGATGACCGCCGTGTCGTACTCTGTTTGAAGCCATGCCCCGACATGGTGTGAGGCTATGGGCTTGACCTCCTCCGCCCACTGTGCAAAGGGCTTGAGCTTGCCGTCGGCCCCAATGAGCCGTGCCGCCATCTGCTGCCCCATGTCGTGGACCTTGAATGCAGAGAAGACCTCGTTGGAATGGCGTATGGCATGGAGGAACTCGTCCTCATGCGAAGTGTAGGAAGACCGGGACAGGCCGGTGACCGTTGCCTCGTTGATGGAGCGCAGCACCTCACGCCATGCCGTAGGCTCTATGTCGTCGGATGTGTCGAAGCCATCGTAGACCTTGCGGAGGAACCCCGCCATAACATCCTCTGAGAACTTGATGGACGTTCCGATGTCATGGAAGTGGGTGTGGCATGAGCAGGACGAGCCGTAATAGAGGGCGTCTACTATTCGGATGGTGCCCCGTGGGGTGACGGGGCGAGGCCGAAAAAACGGGACAGACGGGCGGAGGGGCCGCCATGATTTGGCGGCGTACCAGGCCCTTTGCCTCCATCAGCATTGGCGGTGGCTTGAGAATCATCGTGGTTGAGCTGCCGGCGGAGAGCCTCGCGCTGGGCGGCCTTTTCGGCTTTCTGCTGCTCATAGTCCTTGGGCTTGGCCACGCCGAAAGTCTCGTAGAGATAGTCGTCGTCGATGGGGAGCCCCATAGAGGAGAGTTTCTGCACGATGTATATCTGCTGGGAGGGGGATATCTTGTCCTTATGGGCATAGACGAACTCCCCACCTTCGACGTTGAAGCCGAGAGACGCGAAGACCGGCCGCATATCGTAATTCAGGATGTCGAGAATGAAGTCGCGGTCATCATCGTGCATGGAGTCCTCCTCCTGCTTGTGGACTGTGCCGAGTGCCTGGGTGCCGGTGTCCTTGGTCTCGGTGGTGAGCGTATTGCCCAGGACACGGATGGACATCTTGGCATCGAAATACTCGGCAAAGGTCTTGTAGAGCTCCGAGGTGCCTGATTTGTTGGACGCCTCCAGCAGACGGAGCTCTGAGTCCTTGGGATGGATGTAGACGGCATTGGTGCCCTGGCGTCGCGCCTCGGCTATGAGTCTGCGTCGTGCCTCCTCGTCTCCGGCATCGTAGGTGTACTCACGGATGGGCATGCCGAAGACGTTGCAGTAGCGTGCCCAGTCGGCCATGTCACCACGCTTGTAGAGCACGGCAGGAAGAATCTCGGCAAAGATACCCAGATCACGCTCACGCCCTACAAAGAGCGTATTTGGGAACTCGTCGATGGAAATGCCGTCGATGTCGCCCTGGAACCGGAGCAGTTTGCGGTGGATGGGGTCATAATGCTTGCGGTCGATGAGGTCGTAGCGGATATTGCCGTCATCGTCAGTATAGAACTGCATCAGCGAGAAGCCCCAGAACTGGGACATGATGAGGTCCTTGCGGAGTTGCTTGAACCACGGCGACCGTAGTTGTGCGGAGATAGCCTCGTCGGTCTTCCCGCCCTTCCGGAACTCGATTGGAATCTTGGTGACGCCGCGGAGGCGCTTGTCAATGATACCTGACAGGTGGAGATCCAGGCGTGCGCTCTCATACATGTCGTAGAGGCGGACTCGGTTGGAGAAGTCGATGCTGGAGGCAGCAGTAACAGCACGCTGGTAGGCCCCCATGTCGAAAAAGAATATCTCCGGCATCTGGAGCACGACGTCGGGAATGCGCGCTGCCGCTGGCTGGAGCATGCCGCCTTGCCGGATTCTGCCTGTTTCGGGGGACTTGCCCCTGTTTTTTCTTGCCATTTGAATAGTGTTTGAACGTTATAATAATACCGGCCGAACATCGTCTGAGACGACCTGCCACGGACTGTTCTGCTGCTGGATGTCCTCGTCGAGCCTTGGGGCTCCCTCTATGGTGACATCGCCTTTCATCACCCCCTTGAGCCAGTTGACGGCACGCTCGTAGCGGTCCTGCCGGATCTGCGAGATCTTGTAGGGATTGTGCTGGCAGAAGATGTGATAGATGGCGATGTCGAGCGCGAACATGAGGATGAGCGGGTGGCGGTCATCGCCAGTGGCCGAAAATATTGCCGCACAGTCATAGGTCTTGGAGAGATAACCTTTCATCTCGGATATGGCCCTGTCCTCGCATATCTCGATGATCTGCGGGTCGTAGTCGGCGGTTCCAGAACGCAGCAGGGCATCGAGGATTTCGCGGTGGATGCTGGCATCGTAGTCGGTAAGTTGAATGAAATTGTCCATATTAAAGCCTCCCCCCCTGCCCCTCCAGTGGGAGGGGAGCCCATGGAGGCACCGGGCTTGGTTACATTCGGTAAGGATTGTCCTCGTTGAGCTGCGCATAGCTCATGGTGAAAGTGGGCTCGAGGTCGGCCGTCTTCTCGTCGGTGAGGGTGATGGCGCCCTCGACGGCGTCGGGGCCGTCGGCAGGATAAGGCAGCGTGAGCTCGAAGAGCTTGAACTGCGTGATGAGCTCCAGCATCATCGGGTTGTCTTTCTCGTCCTCGTTGAATATCCACTGGCAGTTGCGGTCGATGGGTTCCAGGTGTGCCTCGATGCGCGTGGCCTTGTCGGTCTTTCGACGCTCGTCGCCTCGGATGAACAGCTGTTTGCCACGCTTCTTGCACTCCTCGCGCAGGAGCGGCTTGAAGACCTGGTTGAAGAACGGGTCCTGGAGCTTGTTGTTCTCCATATACCAGTAGACATTGGTCTTGCCGCCGACAAAATGCTCCAGGTCGAAATACCATCCGATGAAGTTGGCGTTGGTCTCACGGGCGAGAAAGCCCTTGATGACGTAATATACACCGCGGTACCTGCCGATGAGCCACAGTGCCTTGGTGGAGGAAGCCTTCTTGCGGCTGTCGGAATAGGCGGGGTCTCCATAGCCGATGAGGAACTTGAACTTGGAGAGCGCGGGCACCTTTCCGAATGGCAGGTTCTTGAAAATCTTGCCCTCAGACACGGGATTGTTGAAGTATTCTCCCTGCTTGGCTTTCTCGGTAATCTTAGAGAGGGTGCGGTCGATCATCTCCTCGGTGTTCTTCTCGGGCCATGTGCTGCGCCCCTGCTTGTCGCGGATGTTGACCACGTCCCAGCTGTTGGCCATCTTGCCTGCGCGGACGATGCAGCAGTCCCTGGCGATGATGTTGCCGCACCATAGCACCAGCGTAGGCTCTGAGATGGAGCGCGTGGGATAGAGCGCCTGTTCCGCCCAGTCCCACTTCTTGTCGAGGGTGACGGGATTGCGGCAGTCCTCATCGGTGTCGTAGTCGTCGAAATATAGCACGTCGGGGCGTATGGCCTCGTTGCGCATGCCACGCGGTGCGGAGCCCGCGCCCAGGGCAATGAACTTGGCCCCGCAGCGGGCGGAGAACTCCGTGTCTGTCCAAAGGCCTATGGTCATCTGGTCGCCGTAGAACTGGGCGATGCGGGGATTGGACTCGAAGTTGATGCGGTAAGGTGCCAGCAGACGCTTTGCTGCATCGACGGTGGCGCTGGCGATGACGATGAAGTGCTTGCGGCCGGTGAGTGCCAGATACATGAGGATGAACATGGCCACGGTGGACTTGGCGAGCTCGCGGCTCCATGAGAGCACCTCATACCATTCATCGTTGGCTATGACGCGACGGATGGCGCGTTTGTGGAACGGTGCGAACTCATACTTGGCGTAAGCCGGGAAGAAGTACTGTATCCATGCAATGGGGTCTGCCTCGAGCTCCTTGCGGCGTCGCTCGATGTCACGCTGGGTGAGGCTGTCATCGACCAAAATGTCGTGCATGAGCCCTTTATGGAAATCCTCCCAGCGTTCGAGGGCTTGTCTGGCGGTCTGTTTCTGTACCATGGGTTAACGTTTGCGGGTTGACATGTCCTTGATGAAGGCATCGAACAAGCCGCCGAACTGCTTGGCGGCATCAATGTCGAGCGGGCGGAGCCAGGAGAGGAAACGCATGGCCACGGAGACACAGTCGGGCACGCCGATGTCGGTCTCGAGCTTCTTGACCGCACCGGCGAGCTTGGCGAGTGCGTCGGCCTCCTTGGCGGTGGCGAAGCGCTGTCCCTCCTCGCGGGAATTGATGGCCGTGTTGATCTCGAGCAGCTGGCGGTTGATCTGCGCAATGATTTGCTCGGGTGTGATCATCACGGATGCCTTGAGACTGTCCCAGTTGCCCTCACGCACCCAGCGGGATACAGACTGGCGTGTGGTGCCTATCTTGTCGGCAATCTCCTCGTAGGTGTAGTTGCCGTTGAGATAGAGCGAACGGGCAATTTCCTTTTTGTCGATATTGTTTTTTACCATAATTGTGCTTGAAAATCACTGCAAATATCTAATATTTCGGGGGATTATTCAAACCATGATTCTATGATATGCGCAGCTGATGTTATGGTCACCTTAGCCGTGTATACGGTAGATTCGCGATTTTGATGGTCGGCGAAAACATACGATATTTGCAGCAAAAAAGTAATGTCCGGCAGTGCTCGGCATCGCTTCAAAAGTAAACCGAATGGAAACAAAGTTCTTTAATATCATACCCGGTGAAGGCGAGGTGGCCATCCTGCTCTACGGTGATGTAGGTGACGGTGAAAAGGTGGAAAGCGGCCGTGTGGTGAGCGAGCTCATGGCGCTGGCGGCACAGTACAGGAAGATAGACGTGCGTATCAACAGCAACGGTGGGGACGTGTTCTCGGGCATTGCCATCTATAACGCGCTGCGGACATCACAGGCCGACATTACCATCTACGTGGACGGCGTAGCTGCCTCGATTGCCGGCATCATCGCCCTTTGCGGAAAGCCCCTTTATATGAGTCCTTACGCCAAGCTGATGCTGCACAGCGTGAGCGGCGGCAGCTACGGCACAGCCTCTGCCTTGCGCCGCACGGCCCAGATGATCGAGACGCTGGAAGCAGACCTTGCTGGCATGATTGCAGCCCGCTGTGGCATGACCGCTGAGGAGGTTGCTGCCCGCTACTTCGATGAGCAGGACCACTGGATAAGCGCAAGCGATGCAGTGAACATGAAGCTGGCCGACGGCATCTATGAACTGCCGGACGGTCCGGTACGGCAGCCGGCCACTACAGAGGAGATTTACCAATATTTCAATAACCGGCTGCAGCTGCAGCCACAAAAGACAAGAGAAATGGCATTGATAGACGAACTCAAGACCATCCCCTCGTTCAAGGACAAGGCGGATGAGGGCGCCATGCTGGCGCACATCAAGGAACTGGAGAACAAAGCCACGAAGGCTGATGCCCTGGAAGCCGCCAACAAGGCGATGAAGGCCCGGTTGGAAGAGAAAGAGAAGGGCGAGGTGGCCGCACTGCTCGACAAGGCCGTGACGGACGGCAAGATCACCAAGGAGCAGCGCCCGCAGTTTGAGAAGCTCATGGCCCAGGACCGCGCAACGACAACCGCCGTGCTGGAGGGCATGAAGCCCGCCAACCGCAAGCGTGCGACCGACTTCATCAACCTGGGCGGCGAGGGTGCCGGCGACCTGGCATCCAGGAGCTGGGACGAGCTGGACAAGGCCGGCCGACTGGCGGACCTGAAGGCTCATGACCCCACACTCTTCGCCAACAAGTTCAAGGAGAAGTTCGGGGTGGAATACTTGGACTAATTCAAAATTCACAATTCAAAATTCAAAATTGGCTAACTCGAACTATGTTTCAAAATTAGCTGACGCCGAACTACGTTTCACAATTCACAATTCAAGATTGATATGGCTTTAAACAAAGAAATCTGGCTGACAACCATTCAGGAGAACTTCTTCCCGAACAATTCTTTCGCAACCAAGTCGGTTGACGACTCAGCCTTTGTAGACAACAAGAAGGTACATGTGCCCAATGCCGGCGCACCGAGCGGTGTGGAGACAAACCGCTCCATCTTTCCGGCCGTAGTGAACCAACAAAACGACGAAGATCTGGAATACAGCATGGACGAGTTGACCACGAACCCCATCCACATTCCGAACATCGATATGGTGGAACTGAGCTATGACAAGCGCCAGAGCGTGCTCTACAACGACCGCAACCAGCTGCAGAATGAGGCTTGCCATAATCTGCTCTATCGCTGGGGTACGGGCGCAAAAACATTTACAACAAGTGGAGGTGCTCGTGTGGCTCACACTTCAGCCACCGCCATTGGCAACCGCAAGAAGATTACCAAAAAAGATGTGCTCGCCATCGGTACCCAGTTCAATATGGACGACGTACCTGCCACGGGTCGCTACCTGCTGCTGGACGCCATCATGTATACCGACTTGCTTGAAGACCTGACGGACAAGGAGCTGAGCGCGTTCCTCGCTTCGGCTGACGCTCAGCGCGGTGTGATTGGCATGCTCTACGGCTTCGAGGTGATGCAGCGCTCCAAGGTGCTGCGCACGACTGCCGGCAAGGTGGTGGTCAAGTGGACCGACGAGGACGCAGCCTCCGAGCTGGCCGCCGGACTGGCTTGGCAACAGAGCTGCGTGAGCCGTGCCATCGGCGAGGTGAAGATGTTCGACTCTTTGGACAACCCGCTCTACTACGGCGACATCTACTCGTTCCTGCTCCGTGCCGGTGGCGAGAAGCGTCGCTATGACAAGAAGGGTGTGGCGCTGATTGTGGAGGACACTGCTGCATAATTCATAATTCACAATTCATAATTTATAATTGATAATTATGGAAATTCCAAGAGTCAAGATACAATATCTGAACGGGCAGCTTGGCACCGTCGGGGACAGCCCCGACGGACTGTTTGCCCTGGTGTGCGGTGCGACGGCCGTGGCTGCCACGTTTGAGCTGGGCAAGGCCTACACGCTGCGCAACGTGGAGGAACTGACAGCATTGGGTGTTACAGCAGAGAACAACCCACGGCTGACAAAACACGTGACTGACTTCTATGCCGAGGCCGAAGACGGCACGAAGCTCATCATCTACGGCTTGGACAAGACCACCACGATGACGGCGATGCTGGACAAGGACACGGGGAGCGTGAAAGCACTCATCACGGGACAGAACGGCGCACTGCGGGGACTGTTCGTGGCCTGCGAGGGTCTGACGACGGGGGACGTGACCGAAGGGCTCGATCCTGACGTGCTGACAGCTATCCCCAAAGCCCAGGCTTTGGCCGAATGGGCCACGACGGAGCTTTATGCACCCTTGTTCATCGTGCTGGAGGGCCGACACTTCGAGCAGGATGCCGTGAAGCAGATTGGTGATGGTACTTCCAACAGGGTGGCCGTGCTGGTGGGCGACACGGTAAGCGGCAGCGAGGGTGCCTGTGTGGGCACGCTGGCCGGACGGCTGGCCACCACCGGAGTGCAGCGCAACATCGGCCGGGTGAAGGACGGCGAGCTGGCGCCACTGGTGATGTACATCGGTACACAGAAGGTGGAAGAGGCCGGCAGTGCAGTGGCAGACCTCTATGACAAGGGCTATATCACACCGCGCAAGCATGTTGGCCGGACCGGCTACTACTTCACCGATGACCGCATGGCCTGCAAGGCGACGGACGACTATGCGCACCTGACGGCACGCCGGACGGTGGACAAGGCCTACCGCATCGCCTACGACACAATGCTGGGCCTGCTGCTGGACGAGCTGGAGGTGAACGACGACGGCACGCTGCAGGCGGGCGTGGTGAAGAGCTGGCAACAGAGCGTGACGAACGCCATCGACACGAATATGACCGCTGCCGGTGAGCTGAGCGCGACGAGCGACGGTGAGGGCTGCGTATGCTATATTGACGAGAAGCAGAACGTGGTGTCGACCTCGAAGGTGGCAGTGACGCTGAAGGTGAGGCCCTTCGGCTATGCACGCTACGTGAACGTGAACCTCGGGTTCCAGCTGACAACAAGCTAAAAAACTTCTCATCCCTCCCCGCGAGGGATGGGGAGGCAAAAAGTAAACGAGTAAAAATGGATTACTATGTTCAATACGAAAGAATATGAATGGGCCGATGTGAATGTTGTTGTTGCCGGGCGGCCGGTGACCGGCATGCGCGGCATCAAATACAACAGTAAGCAGGAGAAGGAACTGCTCTATGCCAAGGGCAACAAGCCCCACGGCATCCAGCACGGCAACAAGGACTACAGCGGCGAGGTGACACTGCTGCAGAGCGAGTACGAGGCACTGCGCACAGCCAGTGGCGGAGACGTGCTGGACTCGAGGTTCGACCTGGTGGTGAGCTACGGTAACCCGTCGAAAGGTGACGCGCTGGTGACGGATATTCTTGTCGGCTGCGAGATCACGGAGGACAACACCGAGTGGAAGCAAGGCGACAAGTTCCAGGAGAAGGCCCTGCCCTTTATCTTCATGGACAAGAAGAGAGGGTGACGGCATATTGACAGACCGCCATGACATGTCGGTCAACGGAGCGCCCCCGGCCCTATCCCTGTTGGAGGGACAGATTATCTGAGGGGCCATCATTTGGGGCAGAATAAAAACACTATAAAAAGGTAAACAATGAACTATACAGAAGAGCAACTGAAAGAATGGAAGGCACAGCATGGTGACCTGTTTGAAATATCGGTGGATGGCAAGAGCTGCATCCTGCACAAGCCGACACGCAAGGACCTGAGCTATGCCAGCGTGGTGAAAGACCCCATCAAGCTGACCGAGACGCTGCTGAACCAGCTGTGGGTGGCCGGCGATGAGGAGATCAAGACCGACGACGAGCTGTTCATGGCTGTCAGCAACCGCATGGACGAGGTGCTGAAGGTGAAGGAGGCCGAGATAAAAAAATTGTAGAGGGTGCCGGTATAGATGATTTTGGGGAAGACGAGCAAGTGGCTATCCTCTTCATGGACACCGTGATGCGGTACTATCTCCACGTTGACCCCGAGACATTGCCCGATGAGAAATGGGCATGGACATACGCCTACCTGAAAGAAATACGAGAAATAGAGAAACGAGCAAGCAATGGATAGTGTTCTGAAATTCCTGATCAAGCTGCAGGCTGACGCTGACAACGTTGTCACCGTTGCCCGCAGGACCTCAGAGCAGTTGGATGAGATTTCCAACAAGGCCCGTCGCGTCAGTACGCGCCTTCGTGAGGCTTTCTCGTTCTCTAATTTCAAGAGTTCGCTGATGTCCGTCCCCGGCATGGAGTTCCTGATGAATCCCTACACGATGGCGGCCGCTGCCATCGGGGCGATTACAAAGATTGGAGCTGAAGCCGAGCAGACCTCGGTGGCTTTCACGACGCTGGTCGGAAGTGAGAGCAAGGCAAAGGCGATGCTTGCGGATATGACCAAATTTGCCAATGACTCACCATTTGAAAAAATGGATCTGGTTAATAACGCCAGAACCATGCTGAACTTTGGAGTTGAAACAGGAAAAGTGTTGCCTTTATTGAAACAACTCGGAGATATATCTGGTGGAAATAAGGAATACTTGAATGGACTCTCATTGGTACTTGGGCAGGTTGCAGCATCAGGACGTTTGGCGGGTGATGATTTAAGACAATTCATAAACGCCGGATGGAGTCCATTACAAGACCTCTCAGAAATGACGGGAAAGAGTATTGGTGAACTGAAGCAGATGATGTCTCAAGGGAAGATTACCTATGAGAATATAACTCAAGCTATGGAGCATGCGACCGGTGAGGGTGGTAAGTTCTATAAAATGATGGAGAAACAGTCTCAGACAGTCACCGGTAAATTCAGCACTATGCTGGATACCATTACCAGCAAGGCTGTTGATATCTATGGTAAAATCCAAGCTCCTATTTCTCGTATGTTAGACATTGCTAACGCCGTCATTCCAGTTGTTGGTGATATCGTGGTAGGATTGTTCGACAAGATGATTGCCGGAGTAGCTTTTCTTGTAAAATTCAGGACAGAACTTGCATATCTTGCTGCAGTCATTACTGTTTCAACGATTGCCTTCAAAGCGCATGCCATCGGTTTAACTTTGTATGCCGTAGGAGCGAAAGCTGTGGCTGTAGTTACTAAAGGATGGGCAGCTGCACAACAGTTACTCAATGTTGTCATGACAGCAAATCCAATAGGAATCATTATCACGGCATTGGCTGCCCTGGCCGCTGTGGTCATATATTGCTGGAATAAGTTTGCTGGTTTCCGTGCCTTTTTCGCCACATTAGGCGGCACGATCATTGGCTTCGGCAACATCATCAAGACCTACATCATCAACCGGTTCAACGAGATGCTGTCCGGCATCGGTAAACTTGGAGAAGCCCTGAAACGGCTCTTCAACGGGGACTTCAAGGGAGCTGCGTCATCTGCATTGGAGGGCTATAAGAAGCTGTCGGGTGCCGGGAGTGCTCTCAATGCCGCACGTCAGACCAGGGACCTCGTCACGGGTGTGCGATCGGACTTTAGCAGGAACTATGCCAAGGAAAGCGCCAAGGACCGTGCATCCTCTACATCAACAACAAAGAAAGACAATAAGATTGCCCACCCGAAGCAAAAGGGCAGCGCACGGGAGGTGATCTTTGGGTCTGCAACCGGAGGTGCCAAGGGTGGAAGGACCGGCGGCGGGCGTTCCGGTGGAGGGAGGAAGAGCGCTGAGGAGATAGCTACCGGCGGCACGCGCAACACCTCTGTCAACCTGAGCATCGGTAAGTTCTTTGAGAACCTGTATGTAACCATGACGGACAAGACAGACACGGCAGAGCTGGAGCGGGTTATCCTCGAGAGCATGAACCGGGCCTTGGCCATCGCAACCAGTGCAGACCGATGAGTACGGCGACAAGATTCATACTGGAGAACATGGCGCTGCGCGTGATGGGTGGCAAGGTGCCTCCCTACTGGCTGTTCCGCCATTCCGTCCAGGCGCAGGTCACCCCGGAAGACTATGATGAGGTCAGGGGTATGTCGGACGAGGAACTGGAGGACGTGGTGCGCACGAATGCCCTTGGCGTGCCGATGCAACTGCCCCTACGTCTGCGATTGGAAGAGAGCGGTGCAGAGGACTGGCTGCTGCCGACCGAGCCAATGATCAGTCTGCAGGGCCAGCACATCATCAAGCGGCGTCAGGTGAACAAGGGCAAGGTAAGGGGAAGCATCAAGGAGCGTTGGGCGCAGGACGACTATTCGATAACCATTGAGGGAATACTGATGGGTACCGATGGGAGATATCCCACGGCAGACGTGGCAAAGCTGCGTCGACACTGCGAGGCGGCAAAGATGACAGCCCTGTGCCCCCTGCTGGAGCTCTTCGGTATATCGAGAATCGTGATAGAGAGCTGGGACATACCGTTCACCAGCGGGGCGGCAAACCAGAACTACACACTGAAGGCCTACAGCGACGATATCTACAAGTTGCTGCTGAACCGAGAAGACTTGCGGAGGTAGTTCAATTCATAATTCATAATTCATAATTCATAATTTGGTTACGCTATGTACACAATGGGCTACGATATTGCAATAGGCGGCTACAAGGTTGGCATGCTGGATGCCGTGGAGATCCACAAGAGCGTGGAGCTGCTGGCTGACACGGCTGAGATAACGCTTCCGGCTGCCGAGTATAATGTGGCACTGGATGTGGAAAGCAAAATCAGGCGTGGCGATGCCGTTAGCATCAAAATCGGTTATGAGGAGGAAGGACTGAAGGAGGAGTTCTCGGGATGGCTGCAACGGATATCGACCGACGGAGGCAACATCAAACTGACGTGCGAGGATGATCTGTTTACATTCCGTAAAGACTTGCCGAACGAGGTGCTGAAGAAAGTGACGCTGGAGGCACTCCTGAAAAAGGTGATCCAGGGCACTGGTAACAACTACAGGGTGAGCTGCTCATACCAATGGACCTACGGGAAGTTTGTCGTACACGATGCCACGGGCTATGACGTGCTGAAGAAGGTGCAGGAGGAATGTGGGGCGGACATCTATCTGAAGGACGGGGTGCTGCACGTGCATCCTCCTGGCGAGATGACCGGACAGGAGCGGCTGTATGACTTTGCGCTGAACGTGGAAGAGGCCGACCTGACCTACCGGAAAGCCGAGGACAAAAAGGTGCGCGTGGTGGTGAAGGCACTGATGCCGGACGGGACGGTGAAGGAGATAGAGACGGGATCGACGGGTGGCGAGAAGGTGGAAGTGAGAAGCGCGACGAACGACGAGGCGGGCATGAAGGCCCGCGGGGAGCTGGAGGTGAAGCGGCGGAGCTTCGACGGCTATGACGGGAGCATCACGACTTGGCTCATCCCGGAGTGTATGCCCGGGGATTCGGCCACGTTGCACGACGCGGACTATCCCCAGAAGGACGGGACATACTTCGTAAGGAGCGTGACCACCACGTTCTCGAGGGATGGGGGCAAACGCAAGATAGAACTTGGTTTCAGACTTAGTTAATTCATCATTATGGACAAATACAGAGAACTGGCAGAGTTGCTGCGACACACCGGAGGGAACACGAGCCCCTGTATCATGCAGGGCATCGTAACAAAAGTGGCGGGAGCGATGTGTGAGGTGAAGATTGGCGGCATCACGGTGCCTGACGTGCGTCTGAGAGCCTCAGAGATAGCCAGCAGCGGTGAGTTGCTGGTGGTTCCGAAGGTGGGCACGGCGGTGATTATGGGCAGCCTCTCGGGCGACCTCTCCCAGCTGGTGGTGCTGGCCGTGGACAGTGCCGAGCAGGTGGTCATCAACGGTGGTAAGCTGGGGGGGGTGGTCAACATCGAGACACTGACGGCTAAGCTGAACGCGGTGATAGATACTTTCAACCGGCACACGCACACGGCCCCCAACGGCCCGACAACGCCTCCGACGAGCTTTGCCCAGCGTCTAAACAAGGCTGATTATGAAGATACTAAAATCAAGCACTGACAATGAAAGGAATACAGATGACGGCCTTTGAACCGGAGGTCAAAGTGGTGAGGGATGCCGGCGGAAAGATAGTGCAGGGACTCACGGTGGGCGACACCTTGCGGCAGAACCAGGCTATGATATTGGTGCTACGCCAAGGAGAACTGAAGGAGTGGCCTGCAGGGGGCTGCGGCATCGCCGATATGCTGCTGGACAATGACCCGATATATTGGCGCTCGAAGGTCAGGGAGCAACTGGAGATGGACGGGCAAAAAGTGAACCAGGTGAAGATAACGACAACGGGCATCACGATTGATGCAAACTATTAATGCACAATAGATATGCAAAGGAACACGAAAGAGTGGATACAGTATGGGTCGGCCATCGCGCTGCTGCTGAGCGGTGTGGTGATGGCCTTCCTGAGTTTCTTTCTGAACAACTTCGATGTGAGCGACAGCGTGCTGTGGTATGTGAGCCAGACGCTGGTATATGCCGGATCCATCTTCGGCGTTGGCATCTACATCCAGAGCAAGTGGGGCGACGTGAAAGGGTATGTGGACAAAATGATGAACGAAAAGAAAGGAAATAGTGATGAGAACCATTAAATATATCGCCGTACACTGTACGGCAGGACATCAGACGCAGACGATAGCCGACCTGCAGCAGGAATTCAGGCGGAAGGGATGGAAGAACCCGGGCTACCACTATGTGGTGAAGCCAGACGGGACGGTGGCCCAGCTGCTGGACGAGACCAAGGTGAGCAACGGCGTGAAAGGCTACAACAGCGTGACGGTGAACGTGGCCTATATCGGTGGCATTGACGCCCAGGGGCATGCCATAGACAACCGCACGGATAAGCAGAAAGGAACGTTGAGGACCTTGCTAAGGATACTGAGGAAACGCTACCCGAAGGCAGTGATCCAGGGACACCACGATTTCTCACCCGACTTGAACCACGACGGGCGGATAACACCGAACGAATATATAAAAATGTGTCCCTGCTTTGATGCCAAGGGCGAATATATGGACATTTAAGATATCGAGCTATGAAGACGAAATTACTGTTTTTCATCATGCTTGTCGCCATCCTTACGGGATGTTCGCGAAAAGTATATCTCCCCATTGAGACCGTGCGCACAGACACGCTGGTCGTAGAGACGCACGACACCCTGAAGGTGAACCAGAGACCGATGACGGTAAGCATTGCCCTGCCTCAGACACACCTGGAGCGGACTACAAGGGACACGACGAGCACGCTGCAGAACGGTCTGTACCGGTCGACGGCGGCTATCAGGAACGGCTTGCTCTACCATAGCATGGAAACGATGCCCGGGGCAACGGTGACAGGTCAGGTGACAGTTGCCGATACGACACGCACGACCGGAACTAAGCAGATGGAGAAGTCGAGTACGGCACGGAAGAAAACGGTGACAGTGGAGGTGAAGAAGAAGCTGACAATGGTGCAGCAGGTGGCCTTGTGGACAGGATATGCGGTCTGGACGGCTGTGCTGATGGTGCTTGTCGGGTTCGGGGGATATTGGTTGATCAAGCAGGGCAAGCAATGGAAGTGGTTGTGAAAGGCGGCCAGACGCTGGCCGATATTGCGATACAGGAGTATGGGGCAATAGAGGCTCTGCCAGCGCTGGCTCTTGCCAATGGCAGGAGTATGACGGAAGAGCTGTCGGCAGGCGATGTCCTGACACTGCCTGACAAGATATACAACCGCCTCATGCAAGGCTACTGCAAGGACCACGACGTGAGACCGGCAACGCAGCGTGACGAGAGTGGCATCAGGCTGAGAGTGTTTACAGACGAGTTTACAATGCAATTCAGTTAATGACATGGCAAGGACTATCAACGAAATCAAACAGACGATGACGGATGCCTTCATGGCGGACGAGACAATCAGGGAGAAGTATGGACTGAGCGTGGAAGACACGTTCAAGGGAAGTTTTTCGACGGTGAGTCTCGAGAGTATCCTGTTCTACATCGTGGCGGTGTGCTGTCATGTGATGGAAGTATTGTTTGACCAGTTTCGTGCGGACGTGGACGAGAAGATAAGCCGTGCGGTGGTGGCCAGCGTGCCGTGGTATTACAAGATGGCGCGGGCGTTCCAGCTGGGGGATGCGCTGGTATTTGACGAGACGACGCAGCAGTATGTCTACCCTGAGATAGATGAGTCTAAGCAGGTAGTAAGATACGTGGCGGTGAGAGACCGGGGAACGTCGATACAGATTCTTGCCTCTGGGGATAAGGACGGGAGTCCTGCGGTGTTGGATGACAACGTTCTGACGGCGTTCAGACAGTATTTGGACCGCGTTAAAATAGCGGGCGTGGTGCTGGCCGTGAGGTCGCTCCCGGCTGACTCGGTAAGTATTGCTGCCACGGTGACGGTGGACCCTCTTGTCATCAATACGGCGGGTATGCGGATAGTGGACGGAAGCTACCCCGTGGAAGAAGCCATTCGCTCTTATTTGGCCAACATCATATATGGTGGTACTTTCAACAAGACAAAATTGGTGGACGCCATACAGAACGTGGAGGGCGTGACGGATGTGGAGCTGACGGCTTGCACGTACAGCACTGACGGTGCGACCTATAAGGCGATAACGGGCAACAACTATACGGCTACGGGCGGAAGTTTTGTAGCTGCAAATCTTAGAAATACGCTGGATTATGTGGTATAGGACAGACTTCGTGGAACTGGCCCGGCAGCTGCTGCCGCCGGTGTTGAGAAGCAAGGTGATGATGGCATTGCTGAAAGTTTTGGTGACACCGCTCAGATATCTCTACGACCTGTTCACGTCCTATCGTACAGGCGTGACGGGGTGGCTTGACATGACCGCCAACGTGCAGTATCTGGAAAAGGTGCTGAACGATGCCTTCTTCCTGAAAGAGGACCAGATATACATAGAGAGTGGCGAGGAGCTACCCCGGACGGCGTTCTACCATGTGAGCGAGGGTCAGGCACCGGTATATGTGGGTGGCGTATCGACGCTCGTCGTGAGACAGGAGGACGACGTTCCCGTGCAGGATACGTTCATCATCTATGTGCCTTCATTCCTCTGCACGTCGCTGAAGGCTGAGGAGGACAAATATGGCGGAGCGAACCTGCGGACGATAACGAATTTGCTGAACTATTATAAACCTGCGGGACGGACGTACCGCATAGAAATATACGACTATGAATAGAATGTTGTTCAACGACGGCGGCCAGCCGGTGTATCTCGATGACCTTAAATTGCTGCAGGGCAACCCTGAGGAGCAGGAATCAATGCTGCTGAACGTGCTGAGCGGCGGGGCAAGCGTATTCCTTCTGAACAAGGCCAATGCGGAGATAGTAGGCTCCGACACGGTGAACTTTACGACGACTTTCAAGATTTCCAAGAACTGGGTAGCCTGGAACGGTATGATTTATGAGATACCTGAAACTACGGTGACAGTGCCCTCATGGGACACACCTGTCTATGTTGGACTGCGCTCGACCAAGACAGAGACAAGGACTTTTGAGGACGGTCAGGAGCATGCCTGTGTGGAGACCAAAGAGGCTTATCTTTCGCTGGAGAATACCGAACCGGAAATGGTGAACCTGTTTGACCTGAAATCGCTCTTTGAACTCATGGGACCGCTGGTGAATGCCAATGAGCCGGTAAGTGTGTACAAAGATATTCCCGTGCAACTGTATAATGGCTACACGGGAAAGGTGCAGTACAAGGAGGAGCTGGATCACTACAAGGTGATTGTCAAGCTGACGAGCCACAACACGGGCTGGGACTTGAGCAGCGGAGCACTGTTCGGCATCAACCCCTCCACCTATGGCTTCATGGCACAGAAGGTGTCAAACAGCTTCCTGACGGGAGGTGATGCCCCGGCCAGGGAACAGATTGCCCAGATTAAAATTGTGGACGGAGGCGCCCTACTGTCCGGTATAGACCTGACCAGTGACACAAACACTCCTTTGAATTGTCCCATCAACACCATAATGATTATCCCAAAGTAAACGGAACAATGAGTACAATCGTAGAATTACGGCAGAGGGCCGCAACGCTCAAGGCCAAATATCAGAAAGAGAGCATCACCCCGGAGGAACTGGGACGGTTGCACGAGGACACGCTGGACTATATAGCCGATATGGAACGGCGTGATGGCAGCCTCGGCGTGAAGAAGACTTACGCCAGCAAGGCAGAGATGGATGCCGACATGGCACCCGTGGGTACGAACGGTAAAGCTATGAGATATGGCCAGCTGGCCGTGATCCGCAGCGCGGACAACGAGAACGGGAACATCTATGCCTGGCAGAAACCGGGCTGGCTGCTCGTGGGTAACCTGAATGAGGGGAAGGTGGTGGACGACCTCGTGACAGGCGGAAGCAACGTGCCCTTGAGCGCGGAGCAGGGCAAATTGCTGGGCGGTAGAGTCAGCGATAACGAAGCGGCCATCAAGGCCGAAGTGGCCCGGGCCAAGGCGGTGGAAAAAGTGAACGCTACCGCAATATCAGACGAGACGGCCCGCGCTCAGGGCGTGGAGTCTACACACGCCTCGGCATTGATTGAGGAGGTGACCCGGGCCAAAGCGGCAGAGGCAACCATCATGGACAGCGTCGTTGAGAACCGGGTAATCTATGATGCCAGCCCCAACGGCGAGACGTATGCGGACTGTTCGATGTGTTTGGCAGCGGTGGACGCAGCGTTGAGTGCTATGGCCAAGAAGTATGTGAAGCAAGTGACGTATATGGGTACAGACGGTGCGGTAAAACAGTATAGGCGGAAGACGGTGGAATGGTCAGCCAATCCGGACGACTGGGAAAACACGGGGAATGCCGGAGCCTTTGACGACAGGAAGTCCCGGATCGGAGCGGACACGCTGCAGGAAGCCATCGACAACATAGACCGGGCCAAGGTTGTCTACGACCTTGAAAACGTCGTCGGAAAGACCGTAGGGGCCCTGATTAATCCCGTGACCGGTGAGATCATGCCTTCCGGGTCGGATTGGCCGTGCTCGGACTACCTGCCGGTCTCTCCCTATGAGACGTTGGTCGTTTCGGGCATGAAGCCGGGAAATGACAGTACGGCCTCATACGCATTTTACGACGCCTCGAGGAAGCCTGTCTCCATGGGCAATGTCAAGGATGGTGCAATTGCCATGAAGATGACGGTGCCCGGGGATGCCAGATATGCCGTGTTTGCTTCGCTCGGGAGTACCTGGTCATATACCCTGACCGTCTTGCAGAGAAAGAATGCAATGACTGCCAGAGAACTGTACTCAAGGGTCAAGGCCCTGGAAGCGGACAAGGAAGACGTTGACACAAGGCTGGACATGGGGTGGAACGCAGCCAGCGGAGCGAGCAAAAGGGTGAGGAAAGTTTACGGCACGATGGAAAACATGAAGGCAACCGACCTCAGCTACATGTACATTGATGCATTCAGGCACGTCGCCGTGCTCAAGGCGGTCAAGACCCGCTCGGCCGTGAGCGGCGAGGTGTATATATTGGCAGGCATGCCTGAACCGGATTCGCCCTATATCAGGCTGGTCCGCAAATACAAGGTGACCCTCGACGGCACTTCCACGGATGTAAGCGGCGAGAAAATCATCATCAACATGGGGGAATGCGTGGGCTTTTACGGCGCCAATGTCATCGGAATGCACGACGAGCCGAGTTACAATCTTCCCAAAACCATGTATTACAGGCCCGGCGACTCCTTTGCAGGGGATGTCTTCACGGACAACAATCCACTGCACAGCTCGCTGAACGTGCAGCTTGTCTTTGACGAGCTGGGAAACTTTTCCGATTCATCCTTCCTGCAGGACAGGAAGGTCGCTTTCCTGGGCGACAGCATCACTTACGGGGGGCTGTATACCACTGCGTTTTCGGCACTGACCGGATGCAAGGTGCTGAACTACGGGCGCAACGGCTCGCACCTTGCCAAAAACGTGCTTTCCGACACCGCCAACGCCATGGAGGCACGTGTCGGTTCCATGGCGGATGACGCCGACATGGTCGTCGTCTTTGGCGGGACCAACGACTTCGGACACGCATCCGGCATCAATTCCGGGTTTGGCGGCACCCCGCCGTTCGGCAGCTTCGTGGACGGGGCCAATGACGGCCGGCTCACGTTCTGTGCGGGAGTGCACAGGCTGTGCAGGAACCTGCGCGCCAAATACGGCAACAGGCCCGTCGCGATCATGACCCCGCTGCACCACGGAACCACACTGGACACCAGGGAATATGTGGTTGACGGCGACGGTTCCCTGCATGAGGGGGCCAATGCCGATTCGGGCAAGACGTTCAGGGAGTACGTGGACATGATAAAGGAGATAGCCGCATACTGGAGCATCCCCGTGATGGATGCCTACTCGGAAAGCGGGCTCAATCCCATTTGTGACGCATCGAAGTTCTCGGACGGCCTGCACCTCAACCAGTCCGGGGCCGACATCCTGGCGAAATGGATGGTGGGCAAGACGGAACAGATATGGAGTTCCGCATGACAGGATACAATGAAAGCCGGGGAATTTAAGGGAAAGATAAAAAGCCCCCAGCCTGTTAAAAAGTAACGCCAATCACTATTAACAACACGCCTGTGCAGCGCCGGCCGGGGGCATATAGCCTCTACCGCGCTATACAGGCGTGTTAGTTGTTGAAAATAAGTGATTGGCATTGCAAAGGTAATAAAAATTTTCAGATGAAGGTATTTGAGTTATTGGAATTTAACAGGATTAGTTTGAAATTGATGAAGGACAATGGAGTGAAGATGAACGATGTGGAGTATATCTGCCTGTATCAGGACTATATGAAAATGAAAGGAATGCATAATAAGGTAACCTATATTGTTGCCCGATTGGCTGAGAAATATGGCGTGAGCGTGCGGCAGGTGTATGTGCTGGTGAAGCGGATGGAAAGAGACTGCAGGATGGCTGCAGTGGGTATGTCTTAAGATAGTTCATCGGTAAGAACCAATGAGCTACCTTTGCAGACGTTATGAAAAGATTGTATTTATCGGCTCCACTTCCATTTGTGGGCCAAAAAAGGATGTTTGCCAAGGAGTTTAGAAAAGTGTTGGATCAAATCCCCGATGGAACCACGTTCGTGGACCTGTTTGGGGGCAGTGGTCTGCTGTCGCACATAGCTAAGTATGATAAGCCCCATTCTGAGGTGGTGTACAACGACTTTGACGGCTATCGACGACGGCTGGAGCATATTCCCCAGACCAATGAGCTGTTGGCTGAACTGAGAGACATCGTTAGGGATGTCCCTCGGTACAAGGCTATCACAGGAGAGACCCGAGAGCATGTGTTTGGCTGTCTGCTACAGCATGAGAAGCGATATGGGTATATCGACTTTATCACAGTGTCATCCTCAATCATGTTCTCCGCGAAATACTGTCTGAGCATAGACGATATGCGCAAGGAGGCCCTCTATAACAAAGTGAGGTCTTCGGATTATTCTGAATGCCCTGACTATCTTGATGGTCTGACAATTGTTTCAAAGGACTACAAGCAACTTTTTAAAGAATATAGGGACAAGCCCGATGTAGTATTTCTCGTCGACCCACCTTACCTGGGTACAGAGGTCGGGACTTATAAGATGTTCTGGAAACTGGCAGACTACTTAGATGTGCTTAAAGTCCTTCAGGGACACGCCTATATTTACTTTACAAGCAACAAGTCTTCCATCATCGAATTGTGTGAGTGGTTGGGGCAGAACAGGGACATGGGTAACCCATTTGAACATAGCACCCGAGTGGAGTTCAAAGCCCAGATGAATTACAACGCTTCCTATACAGATATGATGTTGTATAAGAATGCCGGTTAA